ATCTACGCGGATTTCAGCAGGCAGTTTGTAGAAGAAATAGTTTTCCGCACCTTGCTCTACGTTGTTATCGAATAATGCGCCTAATGCTTCTTTATTTGTTTCGCTGAATGGTATGCGAAATTCACGACTAAATGCACCCTGCGCTGTGAAGTTGGATAAGTCCTGAAACTTCCAGTTCTGCGAAATGCTTTCATTTTCATATAAGTCGAGAATGTAAGACATACTACCGCTTCCAGCGAACCAAATAAAGTAGGCGGTATCTACTACCTGAATACTAGTCAGTGCAGCCGTGTACTTTATTGTGGCTTCAGGCGTCACACCGCCACAATCAACGTCATCTTCGGATAGGGTATTTAAAAAGGCGGTCCCCAAGCTATTGTCGTTTAGGTCGAATAGCTGCACGGTTAAACCGCCCTGGCTCTGTATAGTATCTAAAAGCAGCTGCGACTCCGCACAATTAAAGTTAGGACTTTGCGCTTCACCTATATACATTTTTTCCGCGGCGGGGTCTACGGCAGTAGGGACGTTCAGCCACTGCGTATATGTGGCAGGCCCTATATTCTTGACAATTAATTGTACTTCTCCGTTCATGTTATGTCCAGTATTCGTTAGCCATTCTTACTTTGAAAGATACGTTGTATTGCTTTCCATCACGTGTCTTGCGTTCAGTGTATGATGTTTCATCTAAATTGACAGGTAGCGCAATGTTGTTACCACCAAAATCAGTAGTAAGCCATACCACTTGATTGCTTACTAATAGCGAACGAAGGAATAAAAACTCACCTTCCTGAATATAGTCACTAGTAACGGTTAACACTTGCTGCACTAAGTTTCTGCGCTCAACAAGCCCCCTGTCTTCTTTACCGAATACGCTGGTAGTACCATTGAATAGAACCTTACGATACTTCTTTCGCTCTATTTCATCAGTCATTTCCGACTTCTTAATGAAGTTAAAGTAATCCCATCCACCGCGACTATTTACCCACCCGATTCTTATCTTATCATTTTGGCAATCCTTCTGCCCATAAACCGCTGCATTGTAAAAACGATACTTAACACTTGATTGTGTATTACCAGTGCGCAGGAACACTTCATAGAATCGCCAGTTTGGATTGGTTGCCTGATTCGGTTTGCAGTTTATGCCTGTCCAATCATTCAAGTTACCCGGATAAACAGGCAAAGATTCAATATCATAACCTGATAAATTGATAGTGTCATTAACCGTTGTACCATTTGCTTTGTACAATACCATGCGCATATTGTCAACTAGATTGTTGAACATAAATGTAGCGTTACCTGGTATGCTCAACGTGCCATAATCATTTTCAAATGAAGGTATCCAAACTATTCCGCTATTTGTTGGATTGCCCGCACCCCATGTATTAGACAGATACCATGAATGCGTAGTGATTAACCTATCACTCATGGCGTAGTTAGGACTAAATTCAAGTACATACTTAATGCGATCTGTACCTACTTCAGGATTTGGCTTGTATCCATCGTACACCTGATAGTAACCATTTATGACAATACGCCCTGTGGTAGTTACTTCACTGCCTTCATTCTCCGTTAGCACGCCATCAACTATCCACCATTCAGTAATAGCTGCGCTCAATACATATTTACTTCCATCATCGATAGTATTATCCGTATCAAAGTGATATTGCTGATTGCGCAGATCATCAACTAATGGTCCGATGTCAAAGTACATGTTACCATCAGGTGCTGGTGCTAGGTAGAAGTTATATGTCTTTGCATCTATCGTAATTGCAAGACCATAGCGGAAACCTGTCTGTGCTGTTTCATCGCTATTCGCAATTAGCATAATTTTTTGACCGCGCACCACCCAGTTGAATGGCTCATCTATAATTGTTAATGCCATCTATCGTTTGTTTAAGAGTAATCTATTTTCAATGTCTTTTATGTAAGCATCCATCAGCTTATCCTTGTAATCATCCCACGTATCGTCGATTGCTTCTCCGTAGTAGTTGATGCCTTCAATACCTTTTTCTCCAATGCTTCTCGCAATGTTGTATGCTGCAGATTTAATTGCACTCTCTGTGGACTTGATGAATTCACCTTGCCTATTGCGAAGCTTTAATGGCTTCATGCGTATCCATTTTTCAATCGCGCTAACAGGTGGCATTTTGCTATTGGGTTTGCGCCCAAATTCTATTACATCCGCATATTGCCCAGCTGTACCTTTGACTGTAAAGTCAATAGTTGGTTTGCCATAACGCACACGTATTTTATATACTAATGAATTGAGCAAATTACCAGACGATACCCGGTTAACGGTCTTACCACGCACCCTGCGTTTGATGCGCAGATTAGATTGAGCACGCTCTACAACAGTGGTTGCGTATTCGTTTAGTATTTGGTCAAATTCACTTGCCATTATACTAATGTCAAATTAAGTTGTGATGCTGCAATGATATATGCTTCTGTATTCGAATCAGTGGTTGCGCCCCAATTCAAGTAGGTATCCCCATCAATTAATACTTGACCTTCGTAAATCATTGCACCTTCGACATCGCATAGCGAGTATTGCAATGCTGCTCGACTTTCAAGATCATCGTAACTGATGTATAGTTTCAAACATTCGGCAATTTTAGTATCGCCATTACTCCAAATCTCTAATGGTTGTATGTTTCTCATATTATAATACTTCTTGATATTCTAAAGTTGAACCCGCTCGCATTGAAAATTGACCAGCACCCGCGCAACGAACGCGAATGGTAAATGTTCCGCTTGCCGTTGTCCGAATCATTCCATCACCAATGCAAACACCTGTATTCGTCATTGCCGCGTTTGTCCCTGAATCATAAGCAAAACCCGATTGATTGACAACCGTTGTTGCTGCAAGTGGTGCAGTATATCGATAATTCATATAAGTAAACGTTGGTCCGGTTGTGCTAAATGTAACGCCATTAGTCGCTGTAAAAGCAAGCACCGCTTTCCACTTATATGTTTTATTCGCGCTCACTGCAAAAGACAAATCGGTCACACTTTCAAAACCAGTTCCGACATTAGTAAATGCATTTGCAAGTATTGCCGTTTGCATTGCCACAATGGACAAGTCGGTTGCAAGTTGTGCAGCACTAATACTACTAACCGAATTATCTGCGTTTACTCTCAAATATCGAATAGCGTTTGGGTTCGGTAGTGTTGCAAGGTTAGTACCTACCGTAGTTAGTCCGATGCTGTTTTGCTTGCCATTGAATGTTGACCAGTCTGCACTGCTCAATGCACCACGATTTGCTGCGCTTGCTGTTGGTAGATTGAATGTGTGTGTGCTGCCTGCGCTACTGATTGCGAAGTCAGTTCCGGATGTACCAACTGCAAAGTTCTGCGTGCTTTCAGTTAAACCATTTAAAGAACTAATGCCTATTGCGTAGGTGGTATGCACCTCACCTATGCGCCCATCTTCAGTGTAAAGTGTAACAGTCTTTCCGTTCGTATTCTGAATATCAAATTCAATGTGTATTCTGTCGGTTGCAGCCGTTACTGTGGTAGGTACTGAAATCGTGAAGCTATACAAGTCAGGCACGTTGCCGTTTGTAATTTCTTCCATTGTGGAAGTAGCAACTAATGTGAACGTGCTGCCATTGTACGTGTAAAGCTTAGCAAGTATTTGAGCATGGTTTGAACCACCACCTGTTTCACTTAAATACACATCAATGGTCCACACACCTGCAGGAATCAACACGTGGTTAGGTGAACCTACATCAGTAATAAAACGAGCGATAACACCTGTAGTAGCACGTGTGAAATTTGCAGCTGGTCCTGTGTTAGCAGTTATGCCTAATTCGTAATAATCATTTCCACCTATCGTACCCTGTGATACGTTACCATTAAAATAGAATACTTGTCCACCACCCCCACCTGTTGAAGGTAGCGTGCGAAGTGCACCTGTGCCATCGATGTATTGATCAACTGTGCCATTTGCTGCGACTGCTAATGTGCCCGTTGTGGTAACAGGTGAACCGGTTACGCTAAATGCAGCGTTAGTTGGTGCAGGCATAGTAAGCCCTACCGATGTGACCGTACCACTACCACCTGCTGATGGTGTAGCTGCTTCCCAATCGCTCGTTGTAGTGTTGTAGGTTAGCACCTGCCCATTGCTAGGCGTTGGTGCATTTACATCTGCAAGGTCATCAAGATTGACAGGTATAGTTGGCTTGTTTAAGATTTCAGCTACGCCACTAACTGCGTTCCAATCACTGTTTACTTGCGCTGCTGGTATAGTTGGTTTGTTCAATATCTCCGATACACCACTTACACTATTCCAATCCGAATTGACCTGTGCTGCAGGTATGGTCGGTTTATTTAGTATTTGATAGTCACCACTTGAAGCATTCCAATCCACAGGCGTTTGGCGTAAGCGATAGCCTACTGCTTGCAATGTCCAATATGCAGGGTTGCTAGGGTTGATGCCATCATTGTTTGCGATGCATCGGTAAACACTTCCGTTATACCAAACACGATCGCCAATCAAATACGGATTGCCAAGTGCTGTGGTGTGGTTTGCGTTCCATTCGGTACTAACGTATTCACCACCTCCACCCCCTCCACCTGCTGCATCTATCGTAACACTTCCATCTCCATTGTCGGTTATGGTTACGTTCGTGCCTTCTACTAAATCTAAGATGTTTTGAACTGCATTATCTACACCATTTGTGCGAAGTGTGATGCCGTAACCTGTACCGCTACCACCACTTGATGAACCGCCCACTGTCCACACTGCAGGGATATCACACGCTGACCAGTCCCAGGGTACTTCTAATTGAATCGTGAAAGCTACACCTGTAACAGTGTTCTTGTATTCTTCGATGAATGGTTCAAACGTTGGGTTGTTTACCAGCTGCACATCGAATCCAAACAGCTGCAATCCGTTGCGCACTTCAGCTATCAAGTCCTGACCTAAGCGCACGCAATCACTTATTACTTCACGCTGGTATTCTGCTTTGTATTCTTTGTCGCGTGGGATATCAGCAAACATGATCATGAAGCCGAACTGCATACCACCCTGAATAGGTGTGATAGTATCGGGCGTTACGTGCATGAATGGGTATTGATCGTCTTGCAACTGATCTGCTAAATCAATTTGACCATGTGTGA